CTAATTAAGGCTACTAAGAAATTGTTGTAACAGAGCTTTCTGTGATTGTGAAAGCATAGAAACATCAATAGTATTGTCATTATCGGTCATTGAAAAGCCAAGCAGATAATCAGTAGAGCAGTGGTACAGATTGGCAAGAGCCATAAGGTTCTCAACACTGGGTGTACGTTCGCCACTTTCATAATTTGAGATAATAGATGGTGAAGTATTGATAGCTACAGCAACTTCCTTTTGAGACAGTTTTAATTGTAATCTAAGTTGTTGTAGTTTATCACCAAGACCTTTTATCATAGCTGGCATACCTCCAATGTTAATGTGTACTTATTCTACAAAGTATAGAATGACTCTAGGATATTAAAAATATGCTAAAAGCATTGCAAAGTTTGCTTAAAGACGATATAATATTTTCAAAACCGAAGGAGAAACGTCTATGAGCACATTGCAAACATTAACAACAGAACAGGTAGCAATACTTGATGTCATCAATCTGCTAGAAAAATATGAGGATAATGAGTCATTATGGAAGGACTTTGAGGAAAAAGTATCATGTTTTCAGTGGGATAGTTTGGATACAACAGAGGAAGAAGCAGAGGAAGATATAGAATTACTACAATACTTCAAATTTTTAAATGCAGACAAGTCATTAAGTTATATAGGCAGGCAGTATTTAAAGTTATCAAAGGAGTATGTAAAGAACAATAGTAAAAATAATGGCTCAGTTTGTATAAATATTAATTTTACATTGTTAGATGTTAAAGCACTTGGTTCACTATTTGATATTACAGGTGAAATAGGAACTGTAGCAAAGGCAGTTGTAGTTAATGCAAAAAAGATAGCACTTAATAAGCCTTGGAAAAAATAATCGCTGCTTGCTATATAACATTTCAATAAAAAGAAATAAAAATAATTTTTTAAAAAATTTTAAGTTTGAGGGCATCGCAAGATGCCCTCACGCATTATCAAAGCATTATAGTTTAAAGGAGGAACACCAAAATGAGTGGTAAATACATGAAAGTCAAAAAGATAGTCATTCCAACATTAACACTTATACTGATAAGCAGTATGTTGTTTGGAGTGTCAGCGTGCTCTAAAAAGGAAGCAAAGAATATGAGTCAGCAAGCCTCGGAGATTGAGATAGAGTATGCGCAACTTGATACAGTAGAAGATAAAGAGGTATCAGCGCTTGATTGGACAGAGCTTGGTTCACTGACAACTTACAAAGACCTTAGAGCTTCATGGGAGAAGATAATAGGTATTACAGGTAAAACAGGTGATAAGCATGGAATGTTCTACAATAGTATGAGTGGTGAGACACAGGATGGTTTCCTTGCACAGGTAGTAAGCATGGGAGAGTTTACAGACTTTGTTTCAAATGAGGATAACTACAACAAACTTGTAGATGCAGTTAGAGATAATTTTACAGACTCTGACGATTTAACAGATGAGCAGTTATTCAGTATAGGTTTAAATGCTTATTTTAATCTATTACCAATGAAAGACGAAGCAGAGACATATGGAAATGATTATATAACAAGGGCACAGTTCTTAGCACTTATAACTAGAGCAACAAGTCCAGTTAGTGTAAAGGATACAGACGAATTTACAGAGAACTTAGATGAATTAGATAAGGCAGTTGGGGATTCAATATATAATCAAGCAGTAGCATATTCATTAGGATATAGTTACTTAAATACAGATGATGGTTCATTAAACGCTAAAACTTATGACACTGCAATATCTAGAGGTGAAGCAATATATACAATAATGAACATGTTATATGGAGAGGAAACACTGTCAACAGTTGATGTAGATGCATCAAAGGATGAATTTAAGGATACGAAAAATGGTGGAGACATCGAGACAGCTCAGAAACTTAAGAATAAAGCAAAGGAAATGAGTTATGCGATACAAAATCCAGATAAGGGTTGCCCAGAGCAGATATACAAAGCATTAGTAAAAGCGAAAGAGTTAGGTTTAATCGGGAATGAAACATCATGGGATGAAGCCATCACCCTATCCGATGCAATCACCCTTTACTACAACACCGCAGTTACAAAATATGAATCATCAACAACAACCGCTAGTACAACAACATCTAAAAAAGATGATAGTTCAAAGGATGATAGTTCAAAGTCAGATACTAACAACAGTAGTAACAATCTTCCAGAATCAAAAAGCTGGCCAGAGTATAAAGAAACTGTAGGATACTACTTAGATAAAGGATTAATTTCAGAACAATCAGCACATGCATTAAATCCTGATATATATGGCACTGAGACAGCAGGAAAGTCAGATAATGAAGTAATATCTCCACTTGAAACTGGTATAGATGCATCAGTAGACATAAGAAGATTAATGGTAAAAACAACAAAGGGATTTGAGATAGAAGCATGGTACTATGTAGATGCTAATAAAGTTCAGTTTGTATATACAGGAGAGGTAACACCATTTGGCGGCTGGTTCACTGATGAATCATCCGCCGAAACTTTAGATAAAGCATTTAACTTAGAAAAGTCACTCCTAGATATAACACATGAGGAGAAGGTTCAGATCTTAGGTGAGCCGACAATGTCGGAGGCTGAAGTTATAGCAGCTTTACAGTAATCAATAACACTAAATTGCTTGGAACGTTAAATGTTCCAAGCAATCCCTTTATAAGGGCAATACATTATAGTATAAATTAAGATAAAAATTTTAATTTCAATAATGCATTAATTTGTAATTCCCATAGTTCTGCGGTATAATAATTATAGAAAAGGAAAGGAGAAGTACTATGGCTTTAAGGATAGTAACAGATAAAAAAGAATTGGATAAAAAAGGAATTAAATATGTTGACTATAATGATATATGGTTTCAATCAGTATCATTAAAAGATAATGAAGTTACAAGACATATTTTGAGTTACATAGATAAAGCACAGTATGCTAGTTCAGATACTTTTATTGGTAGAGATGAGAAGTTGGGAGCATTAAATAAGACATTATTGAGTACTGGATGTAAGACGTTATTAAATATAGTATACAATCCTGATATATGTTTTAGTGTAGCCGAGTGTGGACCTAATGCATTAGAGGCATTAAGTTTTATTGATGAGGGAATAATATTTTGGGATAAGCCTGTATTGTTTTTAATAGAAGATATGGATTGTAATATAGAGTATGATGGTAAGCATTATTCTAAGTATATGAGTTTCTTACACGATGTTATGAATTAAGGAGATAGAACAAAGATGGCAATAAAGATGGTAATAAAGCAGCAATATAATGGGATAGACGTTGAAGCAGAGTTGAATACTGGAATTAACTTACTTAGTGGAAATTCAGGTACAGGTAAAACTTTATTAATGCAGGTGGTTGAATTATACTGTCTAGAAAATAGAATTAAATACACTTTTCTGAATTATAGAAATAGAGAAAATTCTATAGATCAGTTATCAAAATTATGTGAACATTCAGATGTAATAATTATTGATAATGCAGATTTATTTGTGACAGAACAGTTGATTAGTGAGTTGAAAAAGGGTAGTAAATATATATTGATTTCATTAAAAGATTCTACTAAAATAGATGAACATAATATAACAGAGTTTATTGTACATTATGAAAATATGAAGTTACGGTTAGAGGAGATTTAAGATGGCAACGAAAATTTTATTTGAGGATAGTGAATTTGTTCCTGTAAGCATGCTTTTAAAAAAATCTTATAATGGAAGTAACATCTTTTTTTCAGGCGGTTGCAATGAACTATTGAGGAAAGCAGTTAAAATTCAAAATCCAGGTGATATAATTATAATTTATTATGATGTAGCACCTAATAACAGCAAAACAACAAAGGGCTATCGAGATTTATGTAAAACAATTAAACAAAAAAATATCAAAGATATGATAGTTATACCAATAATATGTATAGAATACATTGTTATTAAGTGTTTATACAAATATAATCAATTGTATATTCCAAATGGATGTAAAGATATTGAAAAATATCTTATAAAAGATTTGGATTGGAATACATACGTTAATAATAATAAAAATAATAATAAAATGCTTAATAACTACATAACTTCTTCTATAGAGCATTTTTATAAATATGTATTGAGTCAAATTCAACCACAAATATGCAAGCGCAATTCTCATGTTTATTTAAGAAATAAAATTGATTTGAAATCCGGAAGAGGAAAATTTTTCTATATAGATTGTCCATGTAAATATTATTGTAATACAGAGTGCAAAGATAAACTACAACTAAAGGCTGAAAGACTATATCAGGAATTACCATTAGCAACAATAAAAGATAATATAGATAAACAAAATATAGAGAATTTACTTGGGATAAAATTGGTTAAAAAACAATTAATAGATGTTGAAAAAGAAAGAATAGATTTTTATGATAAGTTATGCATTAATATGGGGGTAAAGAGGATAAAAATAAAGCTGGAAATATAACATTGTAATTTGAATAGAGGCAATGTTTATTATGCAGAAACGATTTTGGAAAAATACAAAATACAATCAATGCACTTCATTTCCCGATGGAGTGCATTTTTTTCTACCTTACTAAAAATATAAATTAAAAATTTACAATTTTTAAGAAAGGTAGGAGCAACATGGAAAAGCGTATTTTAATCAAGCGAAACATAATATATGCAGTAACAATAATATTGTTTATATTATTAGCAATGTATAATGCAAAGCCTATTATTGCGCAAGCTAGAGAGACAGCGGGAGCAAATTTCGGTGATGCAGAGGACAGGGGAATGCATTATGATTCAGCGACAAAATCGTGGACAGTAACGAATTTAGGTGAGTCGCATGCAGATGGAATCATAATACCAGAGACAGCCATGAATGGAACAGATACAGTAGGAAGTTTAGAGCCAACATATACTTATTGGGCAGGAGACTCGCATAGGTGTGGAATCATATGTTATGTAATCGACCTCTCCACCAACAAAGTCGACCCATCCTACAAACCCTTCATCATTGTCAACAATTTCATTGACTCTAACAATAAGAACTGGAAGGGCATGGTAAACGCAGCAAAATTCCAATTAAGAACCGGAGATTATTACACATTATCCGAAGTAGGAGTACATGAGGTTCAATCAATAGCCCCAGTCCTATGGAGTGGAAGTGCATGGTCATCAAATGAAGGCGCAGTAGAGGGTGACCTACTTGGTGAGGATGCTGATTACACATACAAAATGTTAAAGTATTGGAAGTACTATGGCAAGGCTAGTATGAAGGATCTCCAAGACCTCGCCAAGAAGTCATCTCAAAAGAAAGCAGCATTAGCATTTGAGACAGTTTCAGCGCAGTCATTCTTTTCATCAACAGACCCTAATTCAGTAGCACGAATAACTGGAGGATATTCAAAGTATGGAGATTTTAGTACAGTAGGTTCATCAAAAGCTGGGGAAATGGTAAGGTGTTTTACAACGGAGTATGGATTTGCGAAGCAGTATGGAAGTAAAGGGATAAGTGGTTTAAGTGGTTCAGTGCTTAATTGGAAGTGGTTTCAAGCAACGGCAGGCAGCATGATATTGCAGGAATCAGAGGCAGGCATTACAGTACCATCAGGAAACACTTCAATAGGTTCAATATCGTCATCAGAGGCTTCAACACGTACGAATGGATATGGAATCATAATGACACATATTTCCCTCCCTCCCATTCATACATATGGTGGTTCAACCCCAGGCAATACAGAGAACCCAGACCCACCAAAAGATGGAAAGTGTACGATAAAGAAGTTATATTATACAGAGGTATTAAATCCAGATGGCACGATAGCGGAGGCAGAGAAAGATAAGCATAAGTTTAGTCGCTCAAAAACCACGAATTATATCAGTGTAGATAATGAATCAGGCTATGTACTCGAAGGCTGGAAGGCATCATCAAAATCGCATTCATTGAATAGCAAGAGAGACTTTAAATCAATAGGCCTTGTCACCCAGCAAGGTACATCATCATCAGTCATAACCATTGGTGACCAGGATAATTTATATGTCCTCATGGTTTAATCTTCTAAAACGTATTATTTAAGAATCAAGTCATATCTCACTCATTTCAAAAATATTGAAAATTTCAAAAATGCATTTCAAGAAAAAAATATGACACAATCAAATCCTTTATTTCAATATGAAAAATGTTTAAAATAACAATATCGTCAACTATGTTTATCTGCTATACTTTGGGTATATATGGGAGGTAAAATATGAGTGGAGCAGAATACATAGAAAATGGATATAAAATAAAAATCAGCAGAAAGCGTACAAGAGTAACTACATATGAGAATATGCGGTTACATACAACAAAGCCGATAAAGAGCGATAAGCAGAAAAAGATAAAACCTACAATACCAAGTGATTATGCAGGGTTTAATTATCATAATCGTATGAAGAACCGAAGGAGCACAATACGTGAGATATGTTATAACAGTTTTGATATTCCAAATGTCGTAATGATTACACTGACTTATGACAGTACAAAACTTGACAGCAGCATATGCAGTGATCTGGTACAGTCGCATTATGAGTTTAAGAAATTTATCCAGAGGGTATGTTCGCATTATGATAATTTTAGGTATCTTGCGACATTTAACAGGCAGACCAATGGAAACTGGCACTACCATGTAATGTGCAACTTCCAAAACGACATAAGTAATAATATAATACAGAATCTTTGGAAGAATGGGTTTACTTATGTTACTGAGATTAAGTCAATGGATGGCTATAGGACAACTGTACAATACTTAATAGATAACATGAATGAAGCATCGGGTGAATTAAAGGGCAAAAGAGGTTTTTTATATTCAAAGAATTGTGAGCGTGACATTGTAATAGATTCATGGCACGCTGACCAAGAGGATGAATTTGCAGAGGCTTTTGAGCGTGTTGCAAGTACTGATAGAAAGATACTGTATGAAACGAGAAATCATATGGGAGTAAAAGGTCAGACAGTGAACGAGCAGACAGGCGAGGTGTCAGAGTATCACATACCAGACAGGGAACTTACAACAGCACTTGAACAGGCTGGATATGAGAGCTGGGATCAAGTTTATACGCACTTAACATCATCGGCAGATTTTTCAGACAGGTTTGCACCCCTGCTGCCAGCAACAGAAAAAGTTAAAACAAAGTAGTAATAATAAATGCAGTCCTAGCAGAGGGACTGCATTTTATATTACCTGCAAAGTAAAAACTCCTTACAGTGTGCTACACCTCGCACAATACATAGATATGAAATAAAATAAAAGAAATTAAAGTGCAGGAGGGCATGAGTTATGCAGATAAGACTAAGAGGACATAAGGAAAACAACAAAGTGGTCATCTTAATGTCGATTCCAACAGCTAAAGAAAAAGAGGTCATTACAATGCTGTTACCAGACAATGGCGATTGGAGAGCAGACATGGAGTGTTACGATAAGGTGCTGGCGGCATATGAGGAACGCTGGGAAAAGACATTACACTGATAACAATTACAATGGAGGGCATGAGCTATGCAGATAAAATTTAAAAGTATAAGAGAGCGTAACATAATGGGTGTAAATATGGTTTATCCAGATGGACATCCTAGAACAGTATTAATGGCAGAGCTGCCAATGGATGGAGACTGGAGGGCTGATGTAGAGTTTTATGATGAAATAGAACAGGCATATAGGAAACGTTTACGCAAGGCACTTCACAGCTAAACAATATCCGATAACAGCAAGGCATCACAGAAAATGTGGTGTCTTTTCTTTTTGTCCAGCATTATCAATTTCCTTAAAAAATAAGTATGCATTTTTAAGACTGGTTGACTGGGTGGATGCATTGGAAATTTTTATATCAATGGATGTGACAATCAAAAATATTGAAAATATGAAAAAATGATAGAAATAAAAATATTGAAAATTTGAGAAAAGTATATCAAGATTTTTTCAAAGTTTTTATTTTTTAGAAAAAATCGGCTTGAAAACAATAAAAAATCAGCAGTTTGGGAGAATAAATAGATAGTGAGATAAAATGTACCTATAATTACCATAGCATAAATGCCCTGTTAAAACAGTAAATAAACACCACCAGCAAATAATTCAAAAAATAACCCAAATAGTTACCGATTCAAAATTGCATAGTAAAAAATTCAGATGATTGCATTAGAAGTTTACTCTGATGCAATTTTCTATTTCAGAGCAGATATATCAAAGAAAATTGCAGCTATTTTTTTTGGTGTTCGTCAAATTGCACAACAGACTCATCATGAAAAATGTGCATACACTTATACTTAAGTAGTTTATGACATTTGTTTTTTGTGAATTTTAAGTGTGTAGAATGAAGCAAACAGAGCAGATTTTTTCTACACTCACTTTTGTTTATATTTTGCCATTTTGGTGGTATATTGCAAGTGTAAGGTACCTACAGCAACAAGAGAAAAGCAGTATAAATAAAACAAATCTATGGAGGAAAACAAAATGAATAGTTTTGTAAGCAATCAAGCACCTATAATTGGTGCGCAGACACAAGTAGCACAGCAGACAGCAACAGCCCCTATAATGGCAACAGCACTGCAGACACCTGCGCTGGACAATATAACAACAGATGAAAATGCACTGCGTTTCAAAGAAAAAGCAGAGGCGCAGACATCCAAAGTTATATCAGCTATAGAGGGTATGAAAAAGCTGACGAATAAGAAGTATTATACATACTCAGCAGCTCAAGTCAATGAGATGATGAGTGCAATACAGTCTGCTATGGATGAGGTCAAGAAAGAGTTCTTGACTGACACGACAGAAAAGAAGAAAGTGTTTACCTTTTCTTCTTAAGAGAAAAGACTAAACGACATATTTCACGGTTTAGCATATGTTTGCGCATTGCTAAGCTGTGAAATAAATGAAAAGGATAACGATACAAAAGAAAGGATTTTTGTATCGTATGGATGAATACAATGAAACAGTTCAGAATAAAGATATAAGCAAAGAGATTGATAATGGGAAAGATATCTCTATGCGTACAGAAAAGATAGATACCATACTCGAGTATAATAAGAAGAAAATACATATGACATTGGAATTTCCTTATACAGTAGATCCTAAGGATGCCGAACGCTTTGAGAAAACTTTGAGACAGGTATATCTCAATAGGATTCAAAAAGGGTCTGGACAAATGGCATATAATGCGGTATCCTCCCACTCCTTAAAAGAAAAGTCAGGTGTAAAAGGAGGATACGATAATGAGTAAAAGAGTAAGGACATTATTACGTGTGTCATCTAGGCAACAGTTACATGATGATGACATACCAATTCAGCGTGCAGAGGCAACAGAGTTTATCGCAAAGCACGAAGACTGGGTATTCGACAGGGAATACTTGGAAAAAGGTGTATCTGCATATCACAATGGCGTAGAGGACAGAGAAATACTTCAAGAAATCGTAAAGGATGCTAAGAATAAAGAGTTTGAAATCCTTTTAGCATATATGTCTGATAGAATAGGCAGACAGGAGGAGTATTCATTCTATGTGGCTGAACTAAACCGTATGGGGATTGAGGTTTGGACAATAAAAGATGGTCAGTTAAAAACAGAGGAACATATAGACAAACTTCTTAACTATATCCGATTTTGGCAAAACGAGGGTGAGAGTAAGAAAACAGGTATGCGAGTACACGATACCATGGTAGAAATGGTAAAGGATGGTAAGTTTGTAGGCGGTAAGGCTCCTTATGGTTATAAGCTGGTCTTATCGGGTGAGATCAGTAACCATGGCAGAGCATTGCACAAATTTGTAATAGTTCCAGAACAGGCTGATAATGTAAGGAAAATATTTTCATATGCAGTCAATCAAGGTATGGGATTTCAGAAAATAGCAAAAACACTTAATGAGGAAAATATTCCTGCACCGATATTAGCCGAATGGAAAAGCGGAACAGTGCGAAGCATACTTACAAATCCTATTTACATGGGGTACATAGCATATAACAGAAGAAAAAACAGTCATTCAAGCAGTACGTATTTAGATAGAAAAGAGTGGACGTATTCAAGGGAGCGAAATCCTGAGATTACAATAGTATCACAGGATATATGGGAAAGAGCACAGGAAATAAGAGAAGCCAGAAAGAAAAGAATTAACGCTTCAAAGCAGGCTACCAATGAGTTGTATATGGAACAATATAATGTGCCATTTTCTACACGTGGAAGATTAGCACTTACAGGATTGGTTTATTGTGGTTACTGTGGCAAAAAGTTAAAAAACACAGGATATGCAAATCACTGGACTTGTAAGAAAACAGGAGAAAAAAAGGTTGCTTATGTAGGTCGTTATGGCTGTCCTAACCAATGTAAGCCAAGGCATACATATACGCAAAAATACTTGGAGGAAGTTGTGTTTGCGACAGTAGGAACGTACTTAGAAAACTTAAAAAAAATAGATATCTCTGACGAATTAGAGGAAATGCAGTCGCAACAGGATAAAAACATAAAAAGGGAGATAAAAGACCTTGAAAGAGAGATAAAGGGTCTATCAGCGGATATAATGACGCTTGAGGAAAAATTACCAGAAGCAATAAGAGGAGAGTTTGCTTTTAGTGTAGATAAATTATCGGCTATAATATCAGATAAGGAGTCTTTGAAAAAGGAAAAAGAAGCAGGAAAAAATAAATTACAGAAACAACTTGATGAAATAAATGTGCAAGGCAGCGAGCTGAAAGCGTTTATCGATGCTATGCCAAAATGGGATGAGATATTTTTCGAGTCGGATGTGCAGACAAAACAAATGATCCTATCAACGCTGATAGATAGGATCATAGTAAAAGACGATAATATCACTATTAATTTCAAGATTCGTCTTGAAAATTTTTTGGACGAAAAATTACTTGAAAACAATGGCTCCGATTTATCGCGGAAAGGGCTATAATTTTAATATTACTTCGTCCACGGCATATGACCACAAATTCATCTATGGCAGAAATATATATGACAATATCTCGCTGATAGTAAATGAAATGTTTGAAAACTATCTGTCGAGACCTAATGTGAAGCAGCCGATTCTGACGCAGTACTGTGACGGACAGAAGGTCTCCTGTCCGAGCTGGATGACCAGATTGCGTTTGCGTATAAACTCTCTCAAACCCCAGTATTTACAAGGGGTTTGAGGTATAAAAGTAAACATCAATAGTGGCCTCTTTTTTATTAAATACGATTTTTTCCACTACGGATTTCAATAAATCATTGCGTGTCTGCATAGAGAGATCTTCATTGAGCAGACTATCGTATACTGTTTTGATTTTGCTGCGGAGTGCAGCAGTGGTGTCTGATTTTGCAGCAGGCTTTGGGAGTGCATTTATGCGACTCTCTATACTATTCCTCTCTTCCAGAAGCAGTTCTTTATTCTTACGATACTCTTCGATAGTATCGATTCCATCCATATAAGCCATTTTAATACGTTTTTCTTTCTTTATGAGTTCATCCAATTGATTCTGATAAATATCAATAGCTGCAGGATAGTTGCTTTGAGAATCTGTATTAATAACTTTAAACGATAGATTTTCAGAGCTAATAGCATCTTTTAATGCTGCTAAAACCATAGGAACTATCTTCTTTTCTGATATAGCATGTGAAACATTACATTTTCCTTTCAAATATCCATAGCACTGCAGGTAAATGTACCGTTTGCCTTGTTTATTGGCACCTGCAAGAGAAATAGATAGCGACCGGCCACAGGCAGAGCATTTTACTATACCGGAGAGCCAGTGAGAACATACACCGGATGGCTTGGCATATTTAGGGCGGTAATTGGATGACAGCCGGTTATGTGCTTTTTCAAATTGCTCAGGTGTAATGATAGGCTGATGTGAGCCGTCCGCTATGATCCATTCGTCTTTACTCTTTGTCCTGGAAGATGAATCACGTTTGTTCCAGACAGTTTTTCCAGTGTATACTTCATTAGAGAGAATGTATTTTATTCCACGGTTTTCGAACTCATTTCCGGCACGGGTCCGGTATCCAAGAGCATTAAGCTGACGTGTTATGTCGATCAGAGGGTAGCCCTGTTCTGTGTACATGTCAAATATAAGCCGGACAATAGCGGCTTCACGCTCGACGATAACCGGAACTTCTTTGTGTGCCGGTACCATATAACCGAGTGGCGGCGAAGACTGGAAATTTCCACGCATAGCATTTTCTGTCATGCCTCTGGTGACTTCCCCGGAAAGCCGTATAGAGTAGTATTCATCCATCCATTCTATGATCCTTTCAATAAGTGTACCAAAAGGACCGTCAACAAGAGGCTCAGATACACTAATAACCTCTACATTATTTTTACGAAGCAATGATTTATATACAATTGATTCCTCCTGATTTCGTGCAAAGCGAGAGAACTTCCACACGAGTATAACATCAAAGGGATGTTCTTTTGATTTGGCAAGTCCTATCATACGTTGAAAGTTTGGCCGCTTATCGGCCTTACGTCCGCTTATGCCGTCCTCCTCAAATATGTATTCGTTTGACAGTATGATATTATTTTTGGCAGCATATTCCAAAAGAAGTCTGCGCTGAGCATCAGGAGATAGCTCTTCCTGCTTGTCGGTTGACACTCGTATATAGAGTGCTCCATTTCGTAATTTTTCCATATTACACCTATCCTTTCTAAAAATATATGCAAAAAGGTACAAAAATAACACCTATCCTTTGACAGATGGCGTTCCGAAAGGTATAATATGGTTGTCTGGACCTATTATACTCTTCGGAGTACAGGTTACATCGCCTTGGTGTTGGTAGCGCCAGGGCGATTTTTTATTATAAAGCTTTGTATAACGTAAAAGACCTCACATTTCTGTGAGGTCTTCAATAATAACTTAGATATTTTATAATGCCCTATAGGCAAGATTTTTATTGCTTAGTTATTATATGATATTATATGCCTCACGTCAAGAAAAGTATACATACTAAAATTAAAAAGCTCTAGGGTTCGGTCATTCCCATATAAATTCCTCCTAGCTATTAACAATTTTGGATAATGTAATAGACATTCCCCAACTTTTATCACCGCCACCATATATTTTATAATCGTATATTGTATAATCATCAGATAATAGAGAAGAAACTCTATTGATATCGGTTTTGGCAATATTTCCAACCTGAAAGTCATTAGCATATACACCAAGAGCAAGTTCACCTTCATAGTCATATTCTTTGATTTGAATATCAACTGTTTCGTAAGGTTCATCATTGAAGTGTATACGTCGCAGGGCTGTTTGTCGGCTTTTACGCCCTGTTTTGAAGGTAACACCAACAACTTTAAACTCATAAGCTTTCTTCTCTAGTGGATGTGATTCTGGAATATCATCAACTGTTATTTCTGGAATATCATCAACTGTTATTTCTGGAATATTGGAAATATCAATATTATTTTCAATAACATTGTTGCTCTCTGAAGCCTTTGCTTTTTCATAATTATTGAGACCATTTTCCTTATAGTAATCATAATTTTTGTAGATTTTTCTATATGATTTAAATATAAATAGAAAAAGTAAACCAGATAAAATGAAGATTATACCAAATTTTATGCCTACAGCAGGTATAGAAAGAAGACCAAAAGCTAAAATTATAATTGCTATAACCAGTGAAATGATATAACTAATCTTATAACTTAATTTTGAGGCTATTTTTTTAGGTTGTCTTTGTGATTTATCTTTTATTGCCATATGAAATCCTCCTTTGTATAATTAAAATTTTCTTCTCAACTCAACGACTTTTTGAGAAGTTTGGAGTAGAAACTAAAACTATTTGAATTCGATAATGTTTTCCTCAATAGTATATTTTAAGCCTCTTTTAGTACGTCCCCTTTTGCGACATATCCAAGCTCAATAAGCTCATCGGCACGCTCCAGAAGCCGTTGCTTGCCCATGTCGTTCATATGTCGGTATTTAGCAAGCAACTCACTTTCATCTGCTTTAATAAGAGATGTAGGCTCTGGTTTAATTGATACTTCTTGGTCCCCATCAATGACGTTAAGTAATGAATCTAATGACATATTCATTGCAGAGGCAATACATTTCATCTTTTCTATAGATGGAACTATAGGTTTTTTAGTCTTAGGGTGTTCATTTTTCTCCAACATCGAAATATATCCATTACTTATTCCAGATAATCGAGAAAAATCTCGGAGAGAAAGCTCATGTTCTGTTCGATATTTTTTTACAAGCTCACCGAGAGTCATATTTAATCACTCCTTCATTGCGTATCATTTTGTTGACGTCAACAAAATGGTTAAAATTTTGCGCCGGCGCAATTTATAACTTAAATTCTATAATATTCTCCGCAACGGAGTACCTTAAGCCTCTTTCAGTGCGTCCCCTTTTGCAATATAGCCCAGCTCAATAAGCTCGTCGGCACGCTCCAGAAGCCGTTGCTTACCCTCATCATTAAGCAGGTGGTACTTATCAAGAATTGTTTTATCATTATTATTGAGCGGAATCGAAGATTTTTCTTCCATCAGGTCAGATCTGCGACAATTAAATATCTTGCACATGGAATCTACTTTATCCATCCGAGGAGTCTTCGCACCCTTACACCAATTAGTAACAGACTGTGTACTGACTCCGAGACGTTTAGCCAAATCGGATTGTGTCATTTCGTGTATTCGAAGTTGACGTTTTAATTGCTTTGAAAAAATATCGTTAAATTCTTGTTCTGAAATAATAATCATCCCCCTTTCTTTAGTTGTATTATAAAACGTAAGTTGAAAAAAGACAAGCTAAAAAATAAAAAAATCAACTTTTAGTATTGACTTCAACTAAAAGTTGATATATTATGAGGATGTAACAAAGATAGTCAATCAAGAAAGGAGCGTATTCAATTGGATAAGCTACAGATTAGTCTAGCGGCCGCTAGAGTAAACGCAAACATGACACAAGCTGATGTTGCGGAGAAAATGCATCTTAATAAGCAGACAATTGTCAACTGGGAAAACAATAGAATTATTCCGAAACCAGCCCAGCTTGAAATGATGAGCAGAATGTACAATATCCCTGTCGATAATATTTTTTTACCTACTAAGTCAACTTAAAGTTGAAAAACTAAATAGAGTGGAAAGAACCATGAACGATTTTTAAAGCAAACTTAGATGGCAACTGCATAAGGAGAAAACCATATGGGAAATCAAATTTATAAAGAAATTTCGAAGTTTGCAGAAATGCAAAGAGATGAAATCAAGAGAGAAAAAGCAAAAAAGAAAAGAAAGTCGGTATGTATAGATCCGGACTCTGTTATAGGAAAGGAAATAATGTACCAGACCGCATTACTGCATGAAATATTAGACGAGATAAGAGGAGGAAAAACCTCCCCTTAGAAAAGTTAGATATCTTAAAATGCAAACGCTGAAGAATCGAAAGCATCCTTTAAACGATTGTACTCGATATCTGTCCATTGATGAGAGTGCTCAGTCTTATGATTGGTCAACATTTCAACCATATATACGTCAAAAATGTGAAAAATACTTTCAGCTTCATCACGTTCCAAAATGTTAAAGCATGAATAGTAAAGAGATTCTGCAGCAGCGAATTTTGAAGCCGCAATATTCAGATATGCAATAGCAACAGAATCCTCAACAGAATCATCAAAAATATAATCGTGAGAGTATTGAGCATATAACATAGCTTGCTGCATTAAAGACTTAAATTTTTCTATCAATGATAAATCATTATTACTCATTATAAAGTCCTCCTTTCATAAACTCGGGCACTACAACGTCCTGTAAGGAGATTATATGACTTGGGAGAGTAAATGTGCAAGTAGCATTTAAGAAAGGAAAAGACCATGTGGAAAATATTTTTCACCTACAAGGACAGGAGTAGGTGCACTGTACAGGGAAAAGGAACTATCACACCGGAGCTGGCAGTGCTGCAGGGGGAAGGAGAGTGAGAAATGCTAAACATAATTCAAAATGATTTTAAAACTTCAGAAACAACATTTTTGGATGAGGATAAAGTCAATCTAGTTGTAGAAAGTGTAATTGAAACCATAAAAAAAGGACTCCCAGAGGAAGCCCAAACAGTAGAAGCACTTGAATTTATAACAGATCGGATTAAAGAGAGAGTGAAAGAAAAACGAATCGAGTTATAACTGCTTTTCAACTAAATCCTGTAGAGAGTATGAGATACTGCGAAGTTCCTTGCCATCAGTAGCTGCTCTTACATGTACTAAATCAGCATCTGCTTTTGGATTTATAGGATATGTATCATGGTATTCCTTTCCATTTCCAATATAAGTTATATCGAAATAAAATATTTCTTTCTGTGAACAGAATTCCCTTGCCTTAACATTGCATATAAATGATTGGCCGGGAGCAATATATGTTTCTGCAAAATTGGAAAATGGAATGTGATCACTTCGAATAGAGAATGGAGTGATATCAGGAGAACATTTTATTGAAGATATAGTTGCTCCAGTTTGTCCAAAATTCTTTATGACTAAGTAATATTGTGGCGATTGGAAATTTGTGGTTTTAGCGTATATGGCTACATAAGGACGTGATGTTTCATCAATCATTTTAGAGTTTTGTTTGAGTGTTAATACAGAAATAATTATAGCAATAACGCTTGTAATGAGAGATGCTAGTATACCAATTAATTGAATGACATCAGAAGGTGTTAAAGACATAAAAATACCTCACTTATATATTTACTCGGACGCTGCAACGTCCTGTAAGAAGAGTATACGACTGAAAAGCAGAAAAAGGCAAGATTTAATACACAGAATACAGAGGGAGGAAAAGACCATGACAAAGGAAGAATCACTCAGACTTGAGAAAATCCTCAAGAAAATAGATGAAGCAGATGAGGCAAACTGCAAGAAAGAGGAAGAATACAATAGCTTCTGTACTAACACGAGAGAGGACTGGAATGAGGAGAAGTATCAAAAGCTCAAGAGAGAAAAAGCCCTCGCAGAGGCAGCATACTTTGCAAGCCTCATTGGGCTCAAGGCAGAAGTGAAGTGCATGCTGACTTGATAGAAAATACATCCGGCAAGCCCGGGGATGAAAGCAGAAAAAGGCAAGCGAACATGCAGTATAAGCATAGTATTTACCGGAGGTGATAACCATAGCACTCAAATATAGAATATTCGTTCACACTCTGGAAGATGATCAGATATATCGATTTGACGATCTGACACAGGAACAGAAGCAAAAATTGGAACAAAAACTAATAGAACAAGTAGAAAATGTGCCATTGAGACTTGCGGAGGAGGCATAGACTGCATCTGCAGTCTCAGTGGACAAGCTTAAAAATGACAAATTAAATAATATACTTCTGGGTTTGATGGAGCACCGAAACATGCTATTTAACTCCTATAAATTAAACTATAACTTCCATCTATATATATACGTAAACCTATTTTGTACACACAAATCGGTGCTCCGTCAAGCCCGGAAACGAACAGAAAGGACAGGACATGAAAAAATGTGAAATTTTAATAACGACAGGCATAAGCTTCTTTCTCCTATGTAGCATGGGCATAGACAGCCCTGCACCACAGGGACAGATGCTTGTTATCGGAGGGATGCTCATATCAGCGTGTGTGACGCTTTTGGGAATATGGTTTGAATGGATCGAAAAAGGACAGCGCGAGAGCATCCAAAGGACAATGGAAATAAGGAGGGCGGGCAAGATTGCTGCAGAGGATACAAAAAGTACGCTCCCAGTTAGAAAGACAGAGCGCGGCCGCATACATAACAGAGACAGCGACAAAGAGAAAGCGCAGGAGAGAAGAGTCATTTGATGCCGTTTTGCAGGCAGAAATAGCAAAGCTCAAGGCCTCGAACAGAGGCTGATTTAAAACATTCTAAAGTATTAAAGTTAGGAAAAACTATGGCATATATCCAGGATACTTATTACCTGGGAGATTATATAGCTACTGAGATAAAGTTTATAGGAAGGAATGGAGCCAAGGGTGAGAGGAGAGCCAAGAAGATAAAAGCTACTCCCGAGCAGATGGCAAGGCAGAATCAGTGGACGAGGGAAAAGAAAGAGAAATACCTGATACTTGCTAACTTCCGTACAGGTGATGTATGGGTGACTCTCAAGTACCCAAGAGGGACAAGACCGGATGCTGAGAGAATCAAAAGGGACTGGAAAGTATTCACAACGGAAATGAGAAAGCTATACAAGAAGCTGGGCATTCCGTTTAAGTGGGTGAACCGCATGGAGATAGGCAGGTTCGGAGGCCCACATATACATTTCCTCTGCAATCGCGTGGACAACATCGACACACTCATAAAGGACACATGGCACAAGACCATTGCTGATCTGATTGTCCCGGGCAAGAACTACGTAAACATTGCTCCATATGATTCAGACGGAGCAAAGGAAGTGGCAGAATATCTGACCGCCAAGCCGGACAAGAAGGGCATAGAGGGACAGCTCAATCTCTTCGGAGAGGAAGAGCAGAAGGTGTTCTGCAAGGTGAGCAGTTCAAGGAACCTGGTGAGACCGGAGCCTAAGCGCAAAAAGTACGCACACTGGACCATGGCAAGGTTCTTCAAGGATGGCATCAAGCCGGATAAGGGCTACTACGTGATGCCGAACACCGTGAAGGTGGGCGTCAACAAGTGCACAGGCTATTCATACCTCTATTACATGCAGCGGACTATCTCAGACGGCAAATCCCCCGGAAACCGCATAAAGCCCCAATGGGAGGCAGATTATACACATTATGAAAAAAGTTAACGTATACATCTATTCAGGTATCAGAACAATTAAAAAAACAGACGGAGCAGCAGGTTACGTTCTGTCATATATGACCAAAAAAGACATCGAAGCCACATTGAGCAACATAGTCTATCTTGAGGATGTGACGCGTCACGAGGCAGAGCTTGAAGTCCTCAACCAGGCACTTTCAAGGCTCAACACAAAAGACATTGAGATAGACATATACACCGACTCAAGTTACCTTACATCAGCGCTGGATCTTGACTGGATACACAAGTGGCAGCAGTCAGGCTGGAAAAATTCCAAGGGCGAGCCGGTAAAACATGCCGATAAATGGCAGAAAACGTTGAATTTACTCAATGGGACACGATTTTATATATACACGAATCAACACCATGAATACAGCAACTGGCTTAAAGACCAGTGCGAGAAGAAAGGACCAAAATGAAACCACTATCAAGTTTATTTTACGAAGCGTACGAGCCACGCCAGAAGCATTACAAGCTTTCAATGAGGCTCAAGGAAAGCGTAAACGAACACACCATAAGAATCACCCAGAACGGTCGGGAAATAATCAAAGTCACGGAAGAAAGCCGTGAGCAGGCTTTTAACGTGGCAACCAAAGAACTTGTTAGGAGATTCCCGATAAAGCGCAGATAGAGCTGAGCGTGTATACAGAAAGAGAGGCAGCAGTTGAAGACATGCCAAAATATACAAAATACTTAGAATTTTCACAGAAAGAAAGAACAGCAATCCGCGAACGTGACAATTACAGATGCATATTCTGTCAGGTAGGCTACAGGATGCCACCGGCAAATGAGATGGGGAGAAATATGCAGGACATAATGCACTTACCACCACAATATGATGGACAACGGCAGCAGTGGAGACCGCAAAGAGATGCTTGAGATGTTTAAAAGCTATCTGGATGAGTTCTATCCGGATTTTACAGATGCGGAGCGAAAATACGATAAATGGAGTTTTTTAAAGGAGAAACCATATGTTTGATAAGTTTGGAGAATTTGATTCATTTAATGAGATTAACGAGCTCGCTGAAAACCTGCTTAACGAGGGCGATATAGAATCCCTCAAGATAGTAGCGAAAGAAAATGGAATACAGGCTGATTTCGTGGACCTATACACGCATGGTGAAATTCCGGAGCTGTGCGATAAGCTCACGGCGGCACTCGGCAAGATTGATGTCGAGGCGGCAGAGCTTAAGCCAAAGGAAATCATGGAAGACTGGGTGGAGTACCTAAGAGGCCAGTGCATGGAGAATGAACTCTTAGCTCACAATGTCAGAAAGAAAGGAAAGACATTGAAGGGCTGTATAGCCGCCATCCTGATGTGGTCCTTCAAGAATCAGCAGGCAGTTGACAAGGATATCATCAAGGCGGCAGGCGTATCAGCAAGCAAAGTCACACTCGGTATACCGGGCATGGCAAGAGCTAAGAAGATAATTACTGACTACTACATGGGAAGGTAGGCACTACCAATGAAAGAAAAGACAATAGAAAAAATACCATATATAGGACTGCAGAAGATAAGCAGAATAAAATCCGTGAAGTACATTGGTGTTACCGCAGTCAAGAACATAGGACATCAAAGGCATCTGCTCCTTGAGGTGTACGAAAATAAAAAGAAGTCAAAAAAGATTCCTGTAGTGAGAATCGCACTCACCAAGAAGGATTTTGGTACATACTGGCCGGACAAGCAGATATGGACGCGCCAGCAGCTTTCAGCTTACAGCCCTATATGGACGAACACACACACATACACCGCGAAAATCCTGGCAGACGAGAATATCCTGCAGAGCCCGGAAGACCTTGCAAGAATAAAGAGCTTTTGCGGCACAGAGATATACAACGATACTCGTTGGTGGGGGCACATAGCTGAATATGAGGGCGACATCACATCAAAAGAAAGAACAAAAAGAACAGAGCGCAAGTACAAGAGGCGCCAGGAAGCGCTGAAGGACAGACAGGCAAACACCAAAGAGCTCCCCGAAAAAGCAATACTGTACAGAGCTGATCATGTATATTTCCATGATGAACACTTTTTGTATTACAAGAAGCATGGAAGCCGGGCTGACATAGCCTGCAGTAAGTGTGGCGGTGTGACTACCGCAAAGTGGAAATACAGTGGAGCATACGAGGAACAGTTTGAAAAGCATATAACAGAACCAAGAGAAGGAGATTTCGGCGCATGTCCTATGTGTGGCGCCCTCGGACAGTACAAGTGCAAAGGAAAAGCAAAAGGCAGTACCAGAAAAACCCGGTATCTGTTTCTCGGCCAGAAATACAAAGATAATGGCTTTGTCATGAGATATATACAAGTAGAGAAAGAGTGGACACTCGGCTTCATTGCCGGCGAGAACGGCGACGAAATGTACAATGCCTGTGAAAAGCTGTCGGGGGTTGAACTGGCAAGGGCATATTTCGAACCTGGCAAAAAGGTACAGGTTGACTACAACAAGCATGATCCATATGTAGGAAAAGACTTCTGGGATGACTGCAATCTGTATGGTTTATCAAGCATCAGAATCAATTCCGGGCCAATACTTCCCGAGACATATGATGAGATGACAGGGACCATGTTTCAATACAGTGCTATGAAGGAATACACAGACAGCCTGATGAGTACATGCAATCCGGTTGAGTACCTTGAGTGCTACATGCGTACACCACAGCTTGAAATGCTTGTGAAGATGCACCTGATAGGAGTAGCTGAGAAGCTTATCAAATGCCAATATGGAATCATTGAGGATGAAACAGCAACGAGACCGGATGAGTTTCTCGGCATCAGAAAGGAAAAGCTCAAGCTGCTCATTAAGGAAAAGGGAGACATAGGACTGCTAAGGGTTCTGCAGATGGAAAAGAGATTCATGGAGAACTGGACAGATGAACAGGTGCAGCAGCTGGCAGAGACCGGACTCACATACACACAGGTCGCGCTCGCAAAGAAATACATGACATTGCAGAAATTTTTAAACCGCATAAAGAAATATGCATGCTGTGATTACGGAGGCTGCAGTCGGTCGGTATACAGAATCAGACACATGGCCTCTACATACGCTGACTACCTGAGCATGAGAGAAGACAGAGGCTACGATCTGACCAACACGGTATATCAGTTCCCGCATGACCTGGATGAAGCCCACGAAAAGATGGTGGAAGAGGTCAACAAAGAAGAACTGGACAAACATCTGAAGGATGTTGCGGCGCGCTTCCCGAACATTCGACACAGCTATAGGAAGCTGAGAAATAAATATTACTACGAGGATGATACATACATCATCAGACCGGCAAAGTCAGCAGAGGAAATAGTAACAGAGGGGCGAGTACTTCATCATTGTGTGGGAGGAGATAACTACTTAGGGAAACACGATCGGGGAGAGACGTACATACTTTTTCTGAGGTTCAAGGACACACCAAATATGCAGTACATAACTGTCGAGATTGAAGCAAAAACACCGAACATACTGCAATGGTACGGAGCCCACGACAAGAAACCTGATCAGGAGAACATACAGAAGTGGCTCAACAGCTACATACGAATGCTCGCGACAGGAACACTGAGGACAGCAGGCATGCCGGCAGCGACTACAGCAGATATGCCGGTAATGGCTATAGCATAGGAGAAAAACATGATTTTTATAAATTCACCATTCACGATTCTGGATGAGGCTTTTCGGGGCCTCTATCCAGACAAGAAATACAAAGCCTGCATTGAGCCGAACATAAAAGACGATGAAGGAAATCGAGCGTTCGGGTTCACACAGTTCAACAAAGGAGAAATACCGGTCATCGCAATCAGCGCAGAATTGAGCATCACGGATGCGACGGAGATATTCGCACACGAACTGGCTCATGTAGCAGCAGGCGAGGAAGCAGGTCACGGAGAAAGATGGGACAAGGAGTTCCAGAAGATATTTAATGAGTACAACCGGATAGGCAGGGAAAGGTTCGGAGAAGACAGAAAAGAGGAGGATATATGGAATACGTGCAGATGACACTCGATGACTGGGTGCAGATGAAACAGAAACTGAGGCAGGAGCTTATAAGAGTGAAGCAGAGCTTCGTGAGAATAGGCTATGTACTCAGACAGATTGATGATCAAAGACTTTATGAGAATGACGGCTACAAGAGTATAGCAGAATTTGCCAAGGCTGAGTATGGACTTGAGGCATCCACAACAAGCCGATTTATGAGCATCAACCGCGAATACTCGATTGACGGATATTCGGAGCACTTGAGACCGGAGTATACGGACCTTGGAAGGAGCCAGCTTGAGGAGATGCTCAAGCTCCCCGACTCTGACAGGCAGATGGTACAGCCCGAGACATCAAGAGAGGACATAAGAGAGCTAAAGAGATTCAATAAGACCGAGCCTGCAGCAGGTGTGGCAGATGACATAAGTCAGCTGATAGAGAAATTTTTTGAGGACAACAAGGATATTCTCAATGAGGTGTACTCAAACGAGTTTGACGAGGAGTCAATGAGCCGATTTGCAGAAATTGTAAATCCGGCCGGAAACCGCTCATTCAAAAAAGGTCTCTATTTCATGATGATGTATGAGAACCGCGTCACAATTAAGAAGTTCGGAGATACACCAAAAAATATGTCATGGTGGGAGTTCTATCAGCTTATGCGCTCCATCTTTGATGAGGATGCAGCAGGCACCCGGACATGGCAGAACCATTTTGGAGGAGACGATGAAGCACAGGACAATGAGCCGACAGGAGAGAATACTGTAGCAGAAGCTTCTGAGCCAGAGGATGACAATGCAGCAGTTGGAGAAGCTGGCACTGATGAGGTCGAAGAGACTGAATCGGGAAGCGTGGCAGATAATGAGTCAGCTCCTGGAGCAGGAGAAGAGCAAAAGGATGATTCCACCGACGGAGATACAGACTGCAGAGAGGATAATAGAGAGCCTGCAGACAGGCCCGAGAAACAGGCAGGAGAAAAGAGCCTTGCAGAACAAATTGCGCCGGCGCAAAAATGCCCACAAATCCTTGAAAAATCAGAGTCTGAGAGCATCGAAAAGGAAGAAAATGAAGCCCAAAGCATAGAGAAAAACGAGCCGGAGACAGAGGACGAAAAGCCGGAGACAGAAGTCATAGAAGTATGCATGACAAGAAGAGAATATATGAACACTCTTACGGTGGCAAAATTGGCTGATTACATAGCAGAGGAGCATCACAGTGGCCACTTATTGGCATCAGATTTAATTTTTCCAGAGAAAATCAGACAATGGCTCAGAGACAAGGTTGACAGATATGGAAAGCCACAAAGTTAGGAGGCAGATGATGAGCAAAAGCAATGTATTCGCGCAGGACCTCAACCGGGCAGCACGAGAACCGATAGGCGGCTTGTCTATTAAGCAGATAAGGCAGCAGGTTATAGACCGCCTGCAGGGCAAGAGAACCGTCAGCGTAGATTATCGCAGAATAAGAGCAGATCAGCGAGGGCGTGAGGATGATGAACCTACAGGCAAAGAAACGCTTGAAATAGTCGATGTAATGAAATACTTCACAGTAGTAAAAAGACACGGATTTAACACATGCATCCTGCATCAGGACATGTTTTATATAGCCGGAATAGGAGGAACAGAATGTTTATAGATTGTGCAAAACTAGAAAAAATCTTAAAAGCTGATTACAAATCGTGGGGCGTCAAGTTTGGTCTCACAGAGAAAGGCATGTACATCCTAAACGGTACCGGCTGGATGGTGGAGGCCGACAAAACAAAAATCACAAAAGAATTTTTAGGAACCGTAATCAAAACCTGCGGTCTTGCACCGGAAAATGGCGAGTTCATGACATACCAGAAAGGACACGACCCACAGTTTGAAACAGAAAGAGAACCGCTCCTGTGGGACATGGCAGAGGATACAAAGGAAGCACTAATCTCACCAATTAAAATCATGCAGAACGATAACATGATGTCGGTAGTTAAAACACCGGGCGGGGCGCGTCTCATCAATGATGCACGCCTGGCCATAGTCAACCCGGACAAGTGCCGCAAAGACGAAGATCCACCAAGCACCTTCGCAGTGCACGGAGACTGGCTCATTTCGCATAATGACGAAATGGCGGTCGGGATATGCTTTACGGATCCTCTCTATAAGCCGGAGCTTGAAGTCTTAAGACTCCTCTCCGGAGTAGATTTTTATTGGATAGAGACACCATATTACGAGATTTAGGTTGAAACACCTGCAGAAATGCGAAAGAAACCGGCATGCGAATTATTTATATCACGAAAAACTGATTTGTAAGCCATTTATACACAAGGGAGCCTTTACCCAGCTCCCTTTACTTCTAAGGAGAGGAAATGACAAAGGAAGAATTATCAAGCATATATTACATCAGACAGGAAATAAAGATGTGGGAAGAACAACTGGAGTTACTTACATGTAAGGCACAGGGCAAGGCTATGCGATTGACAGGTATGCCGTTTGTTCCGAGTAGTGGCACCGGTGATCAGATGGCAGATATAGCAGTACGTAAAGCAGATATAACAGAGCTGATCGAGAGAAAAAAGAAAAGGCTGCAGCAGAAGCAAAAGAAAATCATAGAGTGGATCATGACTATAGATGATACATTTATCCGTCAGATCATGCTGTATCGCCATGTAAGGTGCTATACATGGCAGGAAGTTGCGGATCAAATTGGACACACCACAGCGGAGAGTGTCAGAAAGCAACATGACAGATATCTGCAGCAGTCCAAGATAAAGGAGGATATATGATATTACAGGAGTATGAGCAGCAGGGTGGCTGTGCAGGATGCGCATTTTATGGCGCAATAAACATAGAAGGATACAAGGATGCACGTTTAACTGGGATGATGATGAGTCAGATGATTGGAATTGGTGGAGAAATTGCGAAGAAATTAGCGAATAGGAGGAGAGCATGTCAGAATTAGATTTTATAGTATACGGAATTATTTTAACTATTACCTTGATCGGAACAACAGAGTTTGTGATAGGGTTGATATTGCTTAGGGAGCATGATAAACAGCAGAAAGATAGGGATAAGGAAAATGGAGAATAGATATTCAAGGGTAAATGATAAGCTGTTTTTTGCGGATACAAATACAGAACTTATCGATTTACCTTTGAGCTGTTTTAATGTAGTTACCATTTAATCATTATAATCAGATGAAATCTTTTGATATGTATATCTATCATTAAGAAAATATGAAAGCGACCTAGAATATAATTTACATACCGACGCAGAACATATCTGACTATACACGTAAATATAAATTTTATCATCATGCATTCTCCTTTCGTTTTCTAGAGTATGATTTTTTTCTCTTTTTTTGAGTTTGCTGAAAAACCATCTGATATATATATGGATTTTGAATACGAACACTAAAACGATAAGAAATTTTTCGAGAGAATTGTTGCATTGTATGTGATTTTTTTGATGAAAAAGTTTCAAATTTGCAACTTTTTACATTACCTGATGGTAATCAACAATTATGGAGGTATAACATGATAGACAATGAAATACGTAAAAAATATAGACAAGCCATAAATGATTTATCGGTATTAAATGAATATTGGGGGTGAGAAACATGTGGAAAATAATTTTTGAAATAAAAGACAGAGCAAAAATGACTGTCACAGGAAAAGAACAGATTACGTTCAAACAAGCACTTGGGTATTATGTCAGTTTTGGAATGTATTCGGAAAATTCAATTTATCAACAATATCCAAAGAGTAAAAATGCAGCAGTCACTCTGGATGATAAGTTGCTGGAACTATGGGATGAGGATATTACGGGGACAACACGCGAAGAGGCCCAGGGAATGCTATTACGTATAAGAGAGCACGTGAGCAAAGCATACAAAGATAGTAGACAAAAAATGGAGGTAGGAAATGATGTTTAATTTCACTGAAAGAATAGAACTATTACATGGTATCGAGGTTGATACTGAAGATGATGAATTATATGATGAAGCGTGCGAGGAGGCGGCCGAGTTACTAAATAGTCGTAAGGTTCAGGATAAAAATGATGTTCTAAATATATTCATAAAGCTATTTGGAAAAGAAAAGGTTAAATTAGTAGAGGATGGCAGTGGTGATGTAGAATTTGAGAATTACTAAAAGAAAGGACATATAATGAATGGACAAAATGAATGTGCCGACTGCCGGTACTATGATGAGTGTGGCAGACCGGAAAGACCGATAAAATGCATGGGATATGAGGAGGCAGCAGTTGAGAAAAAGGATGATAAGCGGAGCTATACCAACAGAACAAAAGAAATGTGCATATGAACCAGAAAAAATCTGTACTACAAAGTGCAAATACTATAGAGCCTGTGTGGGGAATCCCAACAAAATATAACAGTGCGTATTAAATGCGTATAAAAGACTTGACAAATACGCACTTAATGCGTATAATACAATTATAAAGAAGAAGGGAGGGTACATATTTGAAACGAGCTGACTTGATAGGGCGGCTAGAAAAAAACGGATGGTATTTGTTGAGAAATGGTTCCAACCACGATATTTACACTAATGGTGTAATAAAGGAAACTATTCCAAGACACAAAGAGATCAGCGAAAGACTAGCAAAGACCATTCTAAAGAGAACAGGGGTATAACCCCTGACTCTTTGGGAATACTAATCAAGAAGCTAAAGATACATATGAAAGTAAAAAAATCGGAACTTGGAGGAATATTATGGGAACCAGTACATTAGTATATCCAGTTATTTTATCAAAAGATGGTGACGGATATTTTGTAACTGTACCTGATTTTGATGTCAATACTGAAGGAAGAGATATTGTAGATGCAATTGCTATGGCCAGAGATGCAATTGGAATTAATATTTTACAATTAGAAGATGAAGGAGAGGCGGTGCCAGAACCATATTCACGGAGTTATCAAATGCAGGATGATGATATATTAACACTTGTAGATGTTGATATGATTGACTATAGAAAAAAACATGATAATCGTACAGTCAAAAAGAACTGTACTATACCATACTATTTGAATGTAGAAGCAGAAAAAGCTGGAATTAATTTTTCACGGCTTTTACAGGAAGCCCTAAAGCAAAAACTTTATGGTTGATATTATTAATTGTTATGATATAATTAATTAGTTCAAATATGTATTCTTTATTAGAAAGACACCTTTGTCGTGGGAGGTGTCTTTTTTATATATGAGCCTTAACTGGATGTAGGGCGATTAATGAAGAAGATGATGCAGCAGTTCATAGAGGATAACAAAGAAAAATAAAATTTTTAAAAGTTGTCCGTTTTGTCCGCTCGATATGTGATATAGTATAGGTGTAAAGGATTGGTGATGAGCCAGTCCTTTTTCTTTTAGAACTATGACAGATGCAGAAGCAAAGAAGTTTTACAATAGTAAAGCGTGGGAAAATAAGAGAATAGAGATACTAAAGAGGGATCACTTTGAGTGCCAGGATTGCAGAGCCAGGATACAAAAGGCTGTAGAGGAAGGACGATGGCTGCCGGAAAGAGACAAGAAGATATCTAGGGCGCAGCAGGTGCATCATATACAGGAGCTAAAAGAACATCCTGAATTGAGACTGGATGATGATAACCTGATCAGCTTATGTATACAATGCCACAACCTTAGACATGGCAGAGCACCAAGGAGATTCAAAAGAAAGAAGAAACTTGTAAGCAAAGAGATGTGGTAGAGATCCCCCCGGTTAATTCTCATGGATTTTTTCTCAGAGGAGAACGGGCATGTGGCCATGACTCCGGAAAAATTTTGAAATCTCGCGTGAAAAGGGCAGGGGGGACTTTTTGAAGAATTATTTTAAGAAGGAATTTTTTCATGAATGATAAAAACACCGTGTTTTTTGCTGCAAAAATGCATAAAAATAGTTCCAAAACTGACATATTTTGAGAAAAAAGAGGGGGTGAGCAGCTTGACAAAAACAGAAATTAAGGAATCCTTGATAAAACAGTTGGAGCTTAGAGGCATGAGTGCCGATTTCTATAAGGACATGATAGAGGACTATGTATATTACTGGTCGCTCAAGAAGAAACTGATCAGTGATATAAAGCAAAAAGGTCTGAGGTACAAGACTATCAATGGAAATGGGGTAGAGGTTGAAAAGGCAAATGAATCTGTAGTCAATCTGCAAAAGACCACAGCCACCATGCTTAAGATATTAGCTGATCTGAAATTAAAAGATCCGGTACCAGAGCCGCAGAATTCTTCAGATGGTTACCTGTAAAGAAATTGATGATTATCTCAAATATGTCAAAGAGCATTCAAAATGGATAAATAAAAAAAGAAAATTGCTTATCAAAAACATCGTAAAGCCGTTATTAAAGCGGAACGATGTTTTTTTTGATAGAAAAACATATGAGCAGTGCCTTGAATACTGTCGGGTAAATTACTATGAGCTGTTTCCGTTTCAGAAATTTATTTATGCTTTTGTGTTCATGTATAAGGATGATATCACGATATTTCCAAAGTTTTTTATCAAGGAAGGCCGAGGAAATGGTAAAGACGGGTTTATAGTACCATTGGCAAATTTTCTGCAGACTCCGCTGTATGGTGTGAAAAATTATCATGTAGAGATAGTTGCCAATTCAGAAGACCAGGTTAAGGATACATTCAAAGTGGCATATGATATGCTGCATGAAAATGCTAAATTTAAGGGCAAATTCTCTGTAACTAAGGAGCTGATCTGTAACCTTGCGACCGGTTCAGAGATGAAATACAACACATCAAATGCCAAGACCAAGGATGGTAAGAGAACAGGCTGCCTTGTACTAAATGAGATTCATGCTTATGAGAATTATGATCAGATAAATGTGTTCGAGTCATCATTCGGTAAAGTTAAGCATTCAAGAGAATTTATTATTACAACGGATGGATATGTCAGGGATGGTCCACTGGATGAGATATCGGTCATGTGCGCAGAGATTCTTGAAACTGGGGAAAACCCACTGGGATATTTCCCTTTCATCTGCGAAATTGATGATATGAAAGAAGTGGATATACCGGATGCATGGCACAAGGCAAACCCATCTATGGAGTATATGCCTATCCTTGCAAATCAGATCATGCATGATTATCTGGAAATGAAAAAGATCCCATCAAAGCGACCTGAGTTCATAACAAAGCGAATGAACAGAGCCGCAAGAAGGGAAGAGGAGACAGTTACAAGCTGGCAGAATGTACTGCGGGCATGTTATGAGGGTACAACTCGTGATGAACTGGAAAGAAAGATTCCGCGAAAAACAGAAGATACCAAGGGACAGCCAGCAGTCATAGGACTGGATTATGCAGACATCAGGGACTTTGCATCAGCAGGAGTCATTACAAAAACAGAATCGGGAGAATATATATGGCGGCAGCACACATGGATTTGTGCGGAATCGCCTTTTTTAGATTCTATAAAATTTCCGTTGAAAAATATCGGACAGCCTGAATTTAATGATTTTGAAATTGTACCGGGACCGGTAATTGATGTTAATTTGATTGTGGATTGGTGTATGGCCAGATTTTCAGAATATGAAGTCAAAAAGATTGCAATGGACACATACCGTTATACTCTGTTTAAGCGGGCATTTGAGGATCGCGGTATTTCAATTGAAGACAGGAAGAATCCTAATGGTATTGTCCGGCTGATCAGAAAGATAACATCGGCAACAGGTATAATTGCTCCGTTTATCCAGTCAATGTTCAGTCAGGGGATGATAAATTTTGGAGCATCTTCGATCATGAGGTGGTACACAAACAACACAAGTGTGACAGAGGACAAATTTGGGAATAAGATGTTTGGCAAAATAGAGCCAAAACTAAGAAAAAATGACGGCTTCATGGCTTTTGATGTTGCAATGTTCTGCAAAGATGAGCTTGAAGTCAAAACAATATACATTTAGGAGGGCAGGATGTTCGATTTCCTTTTTCAGAATAAAAATAAAGAAATGCAGTCAATGGCAGAACTGATAACGCTTGATCTGCAAAAGCTTAACCTGTCAAAACTGGCTATAGAAAAGGCTGTTATGATGATCGCAAGAGCGATTGCAAAGTCAGATATTGTTATACAGTCTGATAGTGACCAAAAGAGGAAGATTGAGTACAGACTTAATGTGATGCCGAATGATCATGAGTGTGGTACATATTTTTGGACAAAGGCAGTAAAGGAGCTGTTATGTGCGCAGGAGGTATTGATCATTCTAATGAACGGTAAGTATTATCGGGCATCAGCATGGCAGGTATCAAACAGTGTGCTTTCAGAGCGTATTTACAGCAACATAACCTTGGAATGTGCCGGTGAGAGTTATGGACTATATAAAACATTTACTTCATCACAGGTTATCCATCTGCGATATGATAATGCAAAAGTAAAATTTTACCTGCAGTCGGTAGTAGAGCAGTATGATAATACGCTAAATGCAGTCAATTATATGATAAGGCTTTCAAGCCAGCCAAAATTCAAGCTGAAACTGGGTGGGACACTATCATTCCGGGAAAAACAGGCAGATGGTACGGATAAGATAGTTACAAAAGATATGTATGTTGCAAAGATAAAAAGACTGCTTGAAAGTGATGATCTGACTGTCCTCACGGAGTCGGAAGGCGTATCACTTGAGAACATACAGTTGAATAGCAACGCAAAAGCGGAGGAATTGGCAAAAATAGCCCTGACTATTAACAATGAGGTTGCAAATGCATTTGACATACCAGAGGCGGTATTTAACGGCAATATCACGGAAAAATCAGATGCAACAAATGAATTTATCACATATGCGGTCGGACCGGTAGCGGAAGTACTTAATGATACGCTTACCGCTTACATAGTGGGCGAAAATGATTACAGCCAGAAAAATGAAAAAGTAATAGTATGGCTTGCCCGCTTTAAACATGTAGATGTTGTTGACAGTGCTGTCAATTTGGATAAACTCCGTGGAATTGGTTTCAATTATGACGAAATCAGGGAAATGGTAGGATATCCAGTACTTGATACAGAATTCAGTAAAGCTAGGGCACTGACTAAGAACTATGGAGAGGAGGACGATAAAAGTGAAATACCGGGTACCTGATTATGTGGAGCTGTCCGTTAAACAGTAGTAAGAAGAAAGGAACAGGATTATGAACAATAAAAATGTGATTTACAGATTCCAGAAGACGGATAATGCACACGAGATTTTTATATTTGATGAAATCAGGAAAACAGGACCGTTTAACTGGGATACATGGCAGTATGAGGATTCTGAAACATCTGCCAAGCATTTCAAAGAGCTACTGGATGCGATCCCTGAGAGTGAAGATATAAATATATATTTCAACTCAAACGGTGGAAGCGTAGATCAGGGAACAGCTATTTACAATATGCTCCAGCAGCATGGATCATACAAGACCGGTATAGTAATGGGCGGATGTCATTCTATCGCATTTACCATATTACAGGCTTGTGATAAGCGCATCATGGGACAGGGAACCACGGCTATCATACATGATATGTGGGAAACAGTTACCGGAAATGCAGCAGACCTTAGAGCAGAGGCTGATAATCTTGATGTGGCAATGGACAGCTGTATAGCTTTATTTATGCAGAGGGCAACAATCCCGGAAAGTGAACTCAAGGAGATGATGCACAAGACTACCACATTATCGCCTCAGATGGCATTGGAATATGGGCTGATCGATGAAATAGGAGTTGCACCTAAAAACGATGAGCCGGATGTTACGCTGCAGGAAGTATTGAATGAAAATAAAATGCTCAAGCAGCAGATAAGGAACAAAACAGAACATGAGAGACAGTTAGCTGAGTTTTACCAGTTGACACATAAAGAACATGACAGGAACACCACCGAATGGGGTTCTTTTTTTAATTAAGGAGGAAGATCAGAATGAAAATCGAATCAATCAACAAAGAAGTGAAGGACCAGGTAATGCAGTTGCTTAATGATGCACCGGCAGACAAAAAAGCGGAAGCTATCATGCAGTCTATCGAGATGATCCAGGAGGCAGCGCATGAGGACCTTGTAAATCAGGTTGTTGCTGAGGCAGAAAGAGCCAGCCATGATGCCGACTTCAAGAAGCAGCTTGGACTCAGGAATCTTTCACAGGAAGAAAAGAAATTCTATGAAGGCTTCAAGGATATCAAGCAGTCAATCACGGCCAATCAGATTGATATCATTCCGACTGAAATCATTGACAGAACACTTGATGATGTCAAGAAGGCATCACCAATCCTTAATCTTGTCAACATGGCACCTGCCAATGTCAAGAAGTGGATCGTTGCATCACATACAGGTGCAGCAGTATGGGGAGCTCTTACAGACTCGGTTAAGGGCGAGCTGAGCACAGAGATTTCAGCACTTAACATTGACCTTCACATGCTCACAGCTTACTTAGTTATTCCAAAGGCAATCAGAGAGCTTTCGCTTGAGTTTGTTGACCGTTATTTTATGGCAATTTTGTCAGAAGCCATGCAGGATGGTCTTGTAAAGGGATATCTTGATGGAGATGGAAAGACAGGACCGATTGGTATTTTCCGTCAGATTGGAACATCCAACAGCGACGGTACCAACAAGGCTAAGACGGTTGTGACAAACATCACAAAATTCAGCCCTAAAGGACTCTCAGATGTGAGAAAGACGCTTACCAATAATGGTAAGCGTGTTGTAGACAAGCTGTATCTTATCTGTAATCCGTCAGACGAGGCAGAATATGTTGACCCATGCATGTATGGAGAGGCTCTGACAGGCGGCTATGTCAACAAGTCATTTATTGACATCGAAAAAATTGTTGATGCCAACTGTCCGAAGGGTAAGGCTGCATTTACAATTGCAGGATACTACACTATGGGAACAACAGGTGTGAGAGTCAATGAGTATGATCAGACAAAGGCTATGGAAAATGCAGATCTCATTATTGCATCATGCTACGCAAACGGTCGTGCGGTTGATGACAATGTTGCAGTTATCTTTGATGTAACTAAGCTGGAGGAGTATGTGCTCCCTGTAACACAGGCTACAATCGTTCAGGCTGGACAGGAATAATAAAAGAGAGGCAGTAATATGGAGAACACAGAACTGACAGCACTGGTATCAGAGATGAGGGCAGAATTCCAGATTCCGCCATATTACGAAGACAGTCAGCTTGCAAATCTTGCAAGAGAGGGTGAATGTACAGTCGGGAGCTTAAATCCCGGCTGTAATATCACAACAGATCTGACATACAGGATGCTGCTTAAAAATTACATGTATTATGCATATCACCATAGAGTCAGTGAGTTTATGGATAATTATTCAAGTGTGATCTTAACGTGGCAGATGGAAACGGAGGTGGAAGTGGATGGCAATGCCTGAATATACAGATGGTGTGCTGGAACTTCTCAGGATAGAGGAGGATAATTCGCAGGACTTTCCGGTGGAAAAGGTAAGATCTACCGGGATGTATATCTGGTACAGGGAGCTTTCTGTATTTGACACAACACGAGCTAAGCTGTCTGCAGATGGAATAGAGGTTACAATGAAAATCAGTATTCCACAGTATAAGCAGGTCAACAGCAAGTGTATCTGTGTAATAGATGGCGCACAGCATGAGATATACAATGTGGCACATGTCACTACGAAGGATGGTTTCAAAGAGACCGAGCTGACACTTAAGACTCCGGCATATGACAGGGAGGTAGACGATGACACAAAGTGAACTCAGTAAGCTCCTGCACTCCACGGGATGTCCGGTTAATGAGGGAATATCTGATCTGAAAAATGAAAAGAAGTTTCCGAGAATTGATTATTGGGAAATAGCATGGGATGATGTGATGGCATCAGGTGACAACTATGAAGATAAAATCACATGGCAGGTAAGCTTTTATTCAAGGACACCAAGAAATGAAAAGCTGATTATGCTGAGAGATATGATGCGCAAAAAGGGACTACACCCAACTATCCTGCATGAATTTATTACAGACGATAAAATTTGGCACTCGTATTTCTCGCTGGAGACAATGAATGAATGATATTACATTTGAAGATTCCGGAATGGAAGAATTTCAGGATATGCTTGGAAGCTATTTTTTAAAAGTGGACGAAAAAAACGCTCTGGATGCAATAGAGGAGGGAGCAAAGGAGTTTGTTAACGATCTGTTGCGCCTGCCAAAGCCAAGAAGAAAGGTCACAGCTCCGGGATATACACATCTGGTTGACTCATTTAGTTATAAGCGTGATAAGACAGGAATAGATGTGGGATGGGGCAAGTATTACGGACCGATGCTTGAACATGGAACACAAAAAATGAGCGCAAAAGCTCACTTGAAACCATTATTTGAACAGAAAAAAGAAAAATACTATAAAAAGATGATAGCAGCATTGGATTTATAGAATAGGAGGCAATTATGGCAATTAAAACTAAGAGACCACCAATGAAGGAGACTGTAGGAGCTCAGTATCTGTGCTTCAATACAATGGATACAGATGGCAGGTGGACATCCACATTTGCGGAAGAGGTGGAGAAGACAGAAGTAGTTAAAAGTGTAAAAGTCACGGAAAATGGAGAGGCTTCTGATACATATGCTTCAGGTACAGTATATGACAGCGATATCTCCACGACATCAACGGATATTGAAGTTGAGGTCGTTGCTTTCCCAGCTGATACACTTGCAAAATTACGTGGTGACAATGTTGATGTGGATGGTCTTATTCTTTCAGGTGGAAACAGACCACGACCATATTTTGCTTATGGTAAGGTGGTCAAATTAAGAAAAGGCGGATATAGATACGACTGGTATCCAAAGTGCAAGCTAAGTGAGAACTCTGATGATATATCAACATCTGAGGAGAAGGCAAACGAGCAGACAGATACAATCAAAATCAAAGCATATCCATTCAATGAGGATGGAGACATTGTTGCAAGGGTAGAGAGTGCATCTGCACCGGAAGGACTCACAGAGGAAAAATTCTTTAGTAAGCCGGTACTTACAAAAGATGATCTTGTGGTAGCAGTTGGGAAAGTGAGTGGAAAGGTCTGATTAGATGAATAAAGGTAAGATGATAAGATTGACTGATGGAACGGTAATAGAGGCCAAAATGAATTTTGGAACTATTTATTATCTTGATCAGATAGGTGGTTCAAAGCTTGGACGGAGAATAGACAAACTTGAAAAGATTGGAAAAGCAACAGACAGCGACAAGATGAATTTTGCAGCGAAGCTTATCTATGCAATGGTAAGAAGCAATGGGAGAAAAGTGACATTTGATGAAGCACTTCAGCTTGTGCCACCGGATCCAACAGAACTTCTTGAAGTTGTAGAGGCTTATCAGAAAGAAGTTGACAAAATTAAAAAAAAAGAGGAATAGAAAGCACAGATGAAAGCATTCAGCTCGAGATAAATTGGGCTGAATATATGGTTGATGCGAGAGAGATGGGAATGACAGAGGACGAGTTCTTCCATTCATGTCCCGTCTTTTTTTGCGAACAATACGAGATATTCTGTGAGAAGAAAGCGAGGATGGTGAGAACGTTATATGGCGGATGAACTGAAGAGAGTTGGATTAGTGTTTAAGGCAGATGGTGCAGCAGACTTTCAAAAGACGATGCAACAGGTAAATACAGCCGTTCAGGAAAATAGTAATTCGTTTAAACTTGCAAAAGCGGCATGGGATGACAGCACTACTGCAGTTGAAAAGTTAAAAGACCGTCAGGAATATCTGGCAAAACAGACGGACGTTTATTCTGATAAGGTGGAAATTCTGAAGCGTGAGCTTGAAGAAATGGAATCTGCAGAAAACAGAAATGAGGATGCAATCCGAAAGAAGCAGAACCAGCTTACAAGCGCACAGATTAGTTTAACAAAATATCAGAAAGGCCTTGCTGAAGTAACGGAAGAACTTGAGAGCGGTGCAGCAGAAAGTAAGGAACAAATTAGGAAATTATCTGATAAAATTGTAGAGTCTACAGATAAAATTAAGACGAATGAGATTGAAATCGAAGCTCTTAAATCGAAATATGACGATCATATAAAGTCGATTGTAAAATATAAAGATGAACAGAAGTATCTTTCAAATCAAACAGAGAATTACGAAAGAATACTTGAATCATTAAAAAAACAATTGGATATTCTTGAATCTGCTGAAAATAAAGATGAAAAAGCAATTCAGGACAAAAAGAACGAGATAAATGAAACTACTACAAAACTTAATGGTTACAAAAGTAAGCTGGAAGATGTTGAGCAAAAGCTGAAAAGCGGAGCAGCTGTAACGGAAGGTTATGCTGAAAAAGTACAGGCTTTTGGAAATAAAGCAAAAGAGACAGGGGATAAGTTTAGTGGAATATCAACGGCGGCAGCAGGCATAGTAGCGGCAACAGCAGCTACAGTACCTGCAACAGCAGAATATCGTAAAATTATGGGATCGCTTGAGGTGTCGAGCCAAAATGCAGGGTACACAGCAGAACAAACAGCGGAAAGTTATAGAACCTTATATGGTGTGCTTGCAGATGATCAGACAGCTGCAACAACTACGGCCAATCTTCAGGCGTTAGGTTTGTCACAAGAAGAATTAAGCACGGTAATTGAGGGGACAATTGGTGCATGGGCAACTTACGGGGATAGTATTCCCATTGATGGACTTGCAGAATCAATCAATGAGACTGTGAAAACAAGTACTGTTACGGGGACTTTTGCGGATATGCTCAATTGGGCGGGAACTTCAGAGGATGCATTTAATGAAAAGCTTGCAGCTTGCGGAAGTGAAAGTGAGAGAGTAAACCTGGTCATGCAGGAAATGGCGAATCAGGGTCTCGTAGATGCAGGAAAAAAATGGCAGGAAAACAATAAGAATTTGGTAGACGGAAATAAGGCAACAGCAGATTTCCAACAGGCAACAGCTGAGCTTGCGGATACAGTTGCACCGCTGATTACCAAAATTACAGAATTGGTTGCCGGATTGATTGAAGAGTTTAATCAGCTCTCCCCGGAAGGACAGAGAGTGATTGCCGGATGCGTATTGGTAGTGGCAGCAGTTGGCCCTGTGTTTTCTATCATAAGCAAGGTATCAGGAGGGGTTTCGTCACTAATTGGTATTATATCTAAAATTGCACCTGTATTGGGGCCTATAAAAACTGGTTTTGCAGCAGTAAATGCAGTCATGGCCGCTAATCCAATACTTATAATTATTGCGGCAGTTGCAGCACTTATAGCTATTTTTGTGACACTTTATAATAAGTGCGAATGGTTCAGGGATGGTGTAAATGCCATATTCGGAGCTGTAGCCGATTTTATCAAGGGAGCTATTGATAAGATTAAAGGATTCTTCGATTTCGATTGGAAATTACCAAAAATAAAGTTGCCTCATTTCAAAGCTAGTGGAGAGTGGTCACTTTCCCCACTTAAGGTACCTAAAATTTCTGTAGATTGGTATGCGAACGGAGGAATCCTGAACAGTCCGACCATATTTGGTGCAAATGGAGATTCCCTGATGGGAGGGGGAGAAGCTGGAAAAGAGGCGGTACTTCCAATTAAACTGTTAAAGGACTACATCAGAGAAGAAAATGATGCAAATAATGCAACATTGGCCGCAATGATCGTTGAAGCATTCAAATCAATATCAATGACTGCGGAGAATAACATTTATATTGGAGATAAGAAGTCGATCACATTACTTACAAATCTCGTTCTTAAGCAGATGGCAAATAAGACATTAGCAACACAGGGGGCGAAAGGAAAATAATGCAGGACATACAATACAATGACATAAGAGGCTCTTCGCTTCAGATATTTGCCCGGGAGTTGATATCTATTCCTGCCGCTCAGCCGAATATGGAAGAGGTAAAACTATCAGGGCGGGATGGAACCATATACAAGTTTAATGGCACATATGCAGCAACACCAATAAAGATACCATTTAATTATATCGGAGCAGTAGACAGGTGGAATGATCGCTGGAGAATGGCAAAACAGTGGCTGTCAGAAAGAAATGCAAAACTTATTATATCTGATGATGCAGGCTTTTTTTATAAAATAACCTATGTTGAATTAGATGATAATGAGAGGACATCTGAGCGGATAGGCAATTTTACAGCGATATTTCACACACTGGATGGGCTTCAATATTCCGTAGATGGTGCAATGGAATATGACATAGAAGATGTTTGCTGGAATCCTTATATAGAGTGTCATCCGACATATAAGATCGCAGCAGAAGGTATGTGTACGCTTAAGATCAATGGAAAAACGATGACTGCTAATGTTGGTCAAAATCTGACCATAGATACAGATCGGATGATCGCGTATCGCGAGGATGGAACTTTGAATAATACCAAAGTGTCAGGAAATTATGAAGATATGTATCTACAGCCGGGAAACAACAAGATTGAATTTTACGGAGGAAATCTGAAAGTGATACCTAATTGGAGGTGTTTATGATCCAGATATATAACATTGAAAATACAGACTTTGATCAGAACGGAGATATGTCATTATTTCCTTCAAGTGCATCCGTTCATGCCGTATTGAATGGAACATGGGAGGTAACGCTTGAACATCCAAAGGATTCAGAAGACCGCTGGAAGTATATTAAAGAGGGAGCAGTTGTTAAGATGCCTTCCTTTAATGGAGAGCAGCTTTTCAGAATAACTCATAAGGAAAAAAGTGATTCCGGAATATCTGCTGATCTGCAGCCTATATTTATGGATGCGGCAGATGATTGTTTCCTTTTGGATGTCCGTCCAACTGACAAAACAGGGCAGCAGGCTCTTGATATCATGACTGCACCGAATAAAAAGTATACAGCCGAAACAGATATTACATCGACTGGAACTGCATATTACCAAAATAAAAATCTCATCGAAGCCATCAATAGTGACGATGAGAATTCTTTTGTTAAGAGATGGGGCGGTGAAATCGTATATGATAATTACAAAGCGATAATAAATCGTCATGCTGGCAGCGACAGAGGTGTTGAGATCCTTTACGGAAAAAACATTGCTGAGAACGGAATGAAAGAGGAGGTTGACCTAAGAAATGTGGTTACCCGGATCATTCCACAGGCATATAACGGATATCAGATAGATGGGGATGCTCCTTGGGTTGATTCCCCTCTTATAGACAAATATCCAACAGTCAAATATTCAACAATGAAATTTGAAGATGTAAAAATGAGAGCTGATGCACAGGAAGATGATGAATCGAAAGGTGTGATCATATGCGATACACCGGCACAACTGGAGTCTGCACTTATAAAACGCTGTCAGGAACAGTGGAAAGCGGGGGCAGACAAGCCTCAAGTAACTATATCTGTGGATATGGTAATGATTGAGGATACAGAGCTGTATGCCGATGTCAAGGGGCTTGTAGAAGTGTCTCTTGGTGATACCGTACATTGTAGAAACAATAATCTTGATATAGTTACAGATGCAAGAGTTACGGAATTAGAGTGGGATTGTGTGAATGACCGCATATTATCTGTATCGCTGGGCGATTATCAATTTGATTACATATCAAATCAGGTCAGTATTAATAACCGAATTGAGAGCGCAATCAGAGAAGATGGATCTGTGATCGGCTCTCAGGTGCAGGGAATACTGGATGCAGTGAAAACACAGTTTCATGCACTACGTGATGTAGCTCAAAAGCAGGATGTACGAGCCATGCTTTTTGAGGATTTAAACCCTGATTCACCTACGTTCGGAGCTATGTGTCTTGGCTCTATGGGATTTGAAATCGCATCAAAACGTACATCAGATGGAAAAGACTGGATCTGGAGCACATTCGGAACAGGACAGGGATTTTTTGCTGATTACATAATTGCTGGGACAATGCTTGCTGATCGTATCTATGGAGGGACACTTACATTAGGAGGCCGTGATAATAAGGCAGGGATTATGAAAATCCTGAATGGTTCTGGTGCGGTGATGACCACTCTCGATAAAGATGGAATCCTCACTAATGGAAGATACACTTGCGGAAGTGATGAATTTGGCCGAAGAGCAGAGATCTCAGAGGGTGAGATAAAGATCATGGACAAAAGTGGTAATACTGTCGGGAGAATTTTTGCAGTAAGTAATGATATTTTTAAAATCGGTACTGAAAATGCATTATTTAGAATGTTTAAGACTGGCGAGGTATATGTTGATTGCCAGTCATTCGGTGTAAACGGATATAACGGATTTACCGGAACAGTAGAGCATTCGGATGGAACTTATGAGGATTATGTTGGAGGCCTGCTTATAGGAGGAAAATCGAAAGATGGTGTTTATCCATGATTAGTAATAATAAATATTTGACGCAGGGAGAGATGGAGAGCAATGCCAAAGAAATTTATACATATCTAAGTGATAAAGGCTGGACAATCAATGCAATCTCAGGCCTGCTTGGAAATATGCAGAGAGAATCAACCATTAATCCGGGATTGTGGCAAAGCCTTAAAGAGGGCAACTATTCGGGAGGGTATGGACTGGTGCAGTGGACTCCGGCAACCAAATATACAAACTGGGCGAAGGCTAATGGATACGAAATAGGAGATGGCACAGGACAGTTATACTGGATTGATCAGTTATCAGAGTCTACAGGTGAATGGCTTAAAACATCTGCGTATAATCTGACATGGTCTCAATTTAAAATCAGTACAGAGACACCGGAGTATCTTGCATCAGCTTACCTCAAGAACTTTGAGAGAGCCGGAGTGGAAAAGGAAGAGGCACGAAGACAATATGCGAGATCCTGGTATGATTTCCTTGAGTCAGGTGTAGAACCGGCTGGAAGATATATAGTTAGATTTATTCCTGCATAGGAAAGGAGATATTTGAATGCAGACTATCAAAAGAGACATATATGTTACAAAGAATGTGCTTCAGGCTCCAATAGAGGTAACTGAGGGCACAAATTCAATCGCATTAGAGTTTGATATAAAGGATTACACTATTCCGGGTACAGCGGCAGCAGTTGTGTACAGTATGTGTACAAGCACTATGGCTGAGCCTAATAAAGCCTTGGCAGAAGTGGATGGAAATACGATTACGATTATTCCTTCTGAGTCATTTTTTCATGCAGGGCAGAATGTTATGCAGATCAGAGTGATAGATGGTGACAGTAAGCTGATATCGTTCAACATAATTGTTAAATGTACTGGAAAAATGAGATTTGGTGATGAGAAAGAGGAAAAGCAGACTACACTTGTGGAACAATTGTTAAAAAGATTTGGCAACTACGAAGCAGAGCTTAAGGATGTGAGAAAAGGATTTGCAGGAGAGTCATACGATACAGCGGGGGAGGCTGTTAGAAAACAAATTGAAAGTGTCAATCAAAAAGTAGATAAAATAGAAACTATAAGTACCAAGGAAATTGATGCAATATAAGTTTTGAGACAAGAGGTGAAGTATGAGAAGAGGAACAACTCCAACAATCAAAATAAAATTAAAAGGTTGTGATATAAATAATTTGGAAAAAATATATGTAACCTTTAAACAGGGAAAATATGAGTTTGAGAAGTCCATGGATCAATTGAATACTTCGGATGAAACATTATTTATTAAATTATCTCAAGATGAAACACTGCAGCTTGATGCTATGAAGAATGTATTGATACAGGTCAGGGCAAAGACAAAAGATAAAAATGTAATTGCAAGCAATATCAAGTCAGTACCAGTTGAAGATATATTGAAAGAGGGGATGATATGACAGAAATTGAACTTGAAATGGAAAATGATACTGAATTAAGAATTGAATGTGAGCAAATATACATAATGGATGATTATGAACAGCTAAAAAACAAACCCCGCTTGAATGGAAAAGAAATATCAGGAGATATGTATGAGACAGATCCAACCATACCAGAATGGGCTAAAGCGCAAAATAAACCATCATACACCCCGGAGGAGGTGAATGCAGTTAATAATGATAATGCTATTACCATTGAAGAAATAGAGGCTATATTTAATGGACTTTAGATAACAGAAAGGAGAACTATGGAAAATAAATATTTAAATCTTACAGGTGCGGTATACATCATTAGTAAAATTAAAACTCTATTGGGAGATAAAAGTGATAAAGGACACACACATTCAAAGGAAGAAATCGGATTAGGCAATGTTGAAAACAAATCATCACAAACTATCAGAGGAGAGCTTACAAGTGATAATGTAATAAAAGCACTTGGATATACACCACCGAAAGAAAATACAACGTATGCTGTTATGAAAGGTGCAACAGCTTCAGCAGCTGGAACGTCAGGATTGGTACCTGCACCGGCAGCTGGCGATCAGGGAAAGTATTTACGAGGGGATGGTACATATGGAACACCGACAAATACAACTTATTCTGATGCAACACAGACTGCACATGGTCTTATGTCAGTAAGTGATAAGAAAAAGCTTGATGGAATAGCGGAAGGTGCAAATAAGACAACAGTAGATAGTGAACTGAGTAGCACTTCAACAAACCCGGTACAAAACAAGGCAGTACAGGCTGAGCTAACTAAGAAAGCACCTATAGCGAGTCCGTCTTTTACTGGTACACCTAAAGTGCCAACAGCATCAGCTGGTACAAATAATACTCAGGCCGCATCAACAGCATTTGTAACATCGGCCATTTCAACAGCGATGGCCGGTATTACTAAATTGGATTTTCAAGTAGTGCAGACATTGCCATCAACAGGCGTTAAGGGAACGTTTTATTTAATTGCCAATTCTGGAAGTGGACAGAATGTGTATGATGAATATTTATGGATTAACAATAAGTATGAAAAATTAGGTACAAGAGAAATTAATTTAAGCAGCTATATAAAGCAGTCAGATATGGTTGCAATAACCAATAGTGAGATAGATGCGGCATTTGCATAGAAAGAAGGAGAAAAAATGGCAAAATATTTGGATCTTACAGGATTAAAGTATTTTATCACAAAGAGGATAGGAAAAACGGACATATCCAAGATAGGGGATGGAACGTGTACTGGAGCTATAAGTGCATTAAACCAGAGTTTATTTAACAATGGCACTGTATCATTTTATGTTATTGCAGGTAAACAAGGTGGTTGGATGACATTTAGCACATTACCCTTTTTAAGAGCAGATTTATACAATATTACTTTAATTAGTCAGAATTTATTAGGAACATCATCAACAGCAACTTTCAGTAATTCGCGTTTTGAAATTCGTAAAACAAAATATGGAATTAATCTCATTTCTAATGATGGAGACGTAAATAGTTGGTTTAAAGTAGGCAGCATTTATGAATTTAAATGTAGTTTTACAAAAATATAATATAAAGAAAGGGGCGCAAGCTTATGAACAACATTAACACAATTAAAGGAGTGGTAACTGCAATAGCAGCTCTCCTGTCAGCATTATTAGGAACACTGTATGTTCCGGTACTACTTATGGTCCTTTGCAACATCATCGATTATGCAACAGGTCTCATGGCGGCCAAGAACCGTCCGGACGGAGGTATCAGCTCGTATCGTAGCATAAAGGGTATCAAGAAAAAGGTCTCGATGTGGCTGCTTGTAGTAGTCGGAGCTGTATTAGATCAGCTTCTTTTGTATGCTACACATACGATTGGAATTAGTATACCGATAAAATTTTTAGTTGCTTGTGTTGTTGCAATTTGGATCATATGCAATGAGATTATCTCCATACTTGAAAATATGATAGATATAGGTATTGCAGTTCCAACATTTCTAATGCCATTGGTAAAAAATATCAAATCACAGACAGAACATATTGCAGATCAGAAAGAAAGCGAGGACAAATAA